TGATGGTCTTGACGGGTTGTGCCAGATGTTCCGGCTCCAGACCGATGTTCCGGTAGAAGTCGTCCATAGACTTCTCACTGCGGGATTCTCTGCGTCCCATTCTTTCCACGATTTCACGAGCCTGCTGCTCACTGATACTTGGTTCTCTTTTCATTGTCATAAAACAGGTTGATTAAGTTATTACTGTGGTCTTGGTCAGTACCTCGACCGATTGTTGCAAGCAAAGTAAGACGTTTTAGTACAGTCAGTCAACAACTTGGATTCGGTTAGGCAATATTGTGAGACTTTGCTTTATGGTGATAGAGATATTGGTGAGGACTTCACAGATTTGCCGGATCTGAATAGCCGGAAGAACAAAGGTGCGATTACAGTCAGGTTTGAATTAAGCCCTTGTTTTTTCTCTTGCCACATTGCTGATTTCCGGAATTAAGAATATAGCCCCAATCTGTGCCAACCTCTACCAACCTGTGCCACATGCTTCCACTTCCGGGAAATCCATTGCCGGATAACAGATTATGTATTCCTTTGCGGCAAAAGAAACAGTAACAATAAAAAGTATGTATATGGAAATCGTATCAATTGAAAGAAAGACCTTTGAGGCGATGGTCGCCAAGTTCGACCGTTTCGTCAGTCGCATGGATGCCATCTGCCGGCGGCACGGAGAGAAGACAATGGGCGAGTGGATGGACAATCAGGACGTTTGCCGGATGCTCAACATCAGCCCACGCACATTGCAGACGCTTCGGGACAACGGGACGCTGGCTTACTCGCAGATAAGCCACAAGACGTATTACCGTCCCGAAGACGTGCAGCGTATTGTTTCCGTTGTGGAGGACAGACGCAAAGAAGCAAAGTTCAAGGGCAGGACGATTTAATCACCCGCATATAGTAAACAAAGTAATTACACTAAATCCAAAGTAACATGAATGAACTGATTAACAAGGACAGCGAGTGGATAATCCACTTCATGGGCAGCCTCGACCGTCTTTTGGACAGCTTCGAACATCTGACTGCCAATTACCGCCCGACACTGAACGGCGAGCATTTCTTCACAGACAAGGAGGTCGCGGCACGGCTGAAAGTGAGCCGCCGGACACTTCAGGACTACCGGAACGAAGGGCGCATAGCCTATATCCAATTAGGCGGTAAAATCCTCTACCGTGAATCCGACATTGAAAGGATGCTTACTGACGGCTACCGCTCTGCTTACCGACAGAGAGCAACCTGATTTTCTTGAAGGAGCGCAGTTTGCCGTCTGCCCTATGATTGCGTCAGCAACGGACTTTCGGCAAAAAGAGAAAGGAACGGCTTACGGACGGAGCATCAAAATACCGCTTCGTCTGTAAGCCGTTCCTCTCTTCTTTCTTCTGATTTCCCGCCAGTCGCTTGTTTCCGTTGCCGGATGTTCTTCAAGCGTATGGCAGGCAGTGACAAGGTTTTCGGGCTGAATACGCTCCGCAGGAGGAAGATTCTGCCTGAAACGGCTCTGCCGCCCGACCTTGCCGCTGCCATCAAGCCATACGCTACCTTTGCATCCGTGCATCGGGAACGAGTGGCTGACGGAATGAGACTCAACTATACCATCGGTTATTACCTCTGACGCTGGCAACAAATAGTGTAATCGGTGTAGCTTTCTTAATGGTGCTGATTTCATTTATTATAAATCGTCTGAACAAGACACCCTCTTTACTGCATATTCTGAACGCAACGGCTATAATCACTTCAATGTTATAGACATCGTAACTTATGCCATCCGGTTGCTTGAGATACTTCATCGTGTCAAGTTCGTTCAGTTCCTTGTGCTTGTAAATGGTATGAATCGCCTTACGGACATCGCATGAGAACACCCCGAACAGGTCGGCTATCTCTTGTTGCGTCATCCATACGGATACGGTCGGCATCGTGACCGCACCCGTTTCACTGATTGTTATTATTCCTCTATTCATTGTCACTTGATTTTAGTTTCATCATTTGATGCACACTCCTTTTTCCAACCGCTGTAATTTCCGCATTTGAACACCCGTGACGGCATACCGTCATCGGGCAACGCATATTTGCCTTTGGTATTTTCTGACAGGGTTTCCAAATCCCTGCTCACTTTGTGGTTGGTTATCTCGGCATATATCTGGGTGGTGCGTATGGAATAATGTCCCATCATCTTGCTGATGGTTTCTATCGGAACCCCGTTGCTCAGGCAGATAAGGGTTGCAAAACTGTGCCTCGCCTGATAGAATGTCAGGTGACATCCCAGACCGCACTGTTCGGCTATGATTTTAAGGCTGCGGCACAGGTTACAGGTCTGCGGGACGTAAAACAATCTTCCGTCCTCGCCTTCCCCTTTGTATTTTTCGATAATGCGGAGAGGTATGTCAAGAAGTTTGATATGGCACTCCGCCTTGGTCTTCTGCCGTGCGATGTGAATCCATTTGGAACCGTCTTCCTTTGTGACGATGTTGTCTTCCGTCAGGTTTGCCAGATCTGCCCTTCCGATGCCAGTGAACACCGAAAAGACAAACAGGTCGCGCGTGTGGCACAGGCGGTAGGTGGGCAGTTTGGCATTGAGCAGCTTTTCAAACTGTTCCCTGTTCAGGTGGCGATGGTTGACAGGCACTTTCTCAATCTTATGCCCTGCAAACGGGTCGCGCTTGAGTATGTGCTTCTTCAACGCCAGCCGTGTCATCTTGTGTAGCAGGATAAGGTAGTCATTGTAGGCAGACACCTTTAATCGCAGTACGGTAGAGAAATAGAACGTGAAGTCGGTCATGAACTTCATCGTCAGTGAGCGTAACGGAATATCCTCCAAATCATACTTGAATTTCAAAAAGTTAAATATATGCTTGCGGGTGGTAAGATAACGGACGTAGGAATGCCTTGTCCGGTCAATGCCCACACGTTTGGCGTATTCCCCGTTATGTTCGTCAAACAGGGACAGCAATGTCTCTTTGACATCGGATTTCCCGGTGACGGCATTCTTGATGATTTCTGCCGAGACGAAGCCATAAGAGTCCACGTTTCTTTTGTAGGCGGCCTTCGCTTTCTCCTCCAAAGCCTCCAATAATGAGTTCAGCCTGTTCAACTCATTTCTTTTTTCGCCGGTGATGTTTCCGGTCTTACGGCCGTCCGTGAATGCCTTGCCCACTTTTGCATCCCATAAGTCAGGCTCTATTTCCAACCCTGTGGAATACTGGCTTATCTTCCCGTCAAGGGTGACCCGTCCCATAATCGGACATCTGCCGTTTTTCTTTATTTTCCGGCGGTTGATATAGAACAACAGTTTGAATGTGCTTCGCATGGCTTACCCCTCCATCATTTTGGTTATGTACTCTCTTTGCTTCATGCTCGGATTGACTTTACGTTGGCTATAATCCTTCAGAATTGGAGACGGGGCAGTGTCAATGCCCGATAAGGTAAACTTGCCCCCGATAATATCGTTCAGACCGTCCATGTCCTTGTCTATTTTATCCTGCGTGACTTTCGCATACCGCTGTGTGGTGGTGATATGCCGATGCCCCATGATTTTACTGACGGTCTCTATCGGAATCCCCTGTGACAGACAGATGATGCTTCCGAAGGTGTGCCTTGCCTGATGGAATGAGATTGGACGGTTGATGCCGCACATCACGGACATCTTTTTCAGGTGTCTGTTCATGCTCTCTTTGGTCAGCATAGGAAGGAGTTTCCCGTCGCTGTCCATATCCTTGTATTTTTCAATGATATTCAGCGGTATCTCCATCAACCGGATACATTCGGGCGTCCCTGTTTTTTGTCTTTCCGTATGAATCCACAGACTGCCGTCATCCGCTCTCACCAGATTGGCGGCTGTCAGGCTCCTCATGTCGCAGTAACAGATACCCGTCCAGCACGAGAACAGGAACATGTCCCTCGTGAAATTACGGTTGGGGGTGTCATAGGTAGTGTTCGCAAACCTGTCAAGCTCGTCTTCTGTCAGATACATCTGTTTGAAAACAGGTTTCTGCGGCGCATAACCTTTGAACGGGCTGAAAGGGACGATGCCGCGGAACACGGCAAGCATCATTACGCTTTTCAGGCGGTTAATATGTCCGAGTATGGTCCTGGGCATGAAACGCCTTGTCGTGCGCATATACATATCAAACGCCTCGATAAAGTTTTCATCCAGCTGCTTGACAGGCATATCCGACACATGGTATCTCTCTTTCAGGAACTCACCGAGTATCCGGCAGGTGTTCCGGTACTGGTAGAACGTGCTTGCCGCCCTATTCACCCCTACACGCAGGGCATAGTCGCTGTTATGCTCCGCATAGAGCTTCATGATGGTGTCCTGGGTCTCAGCCAGACCTTGGAATACGTTTCTGACTTCCTCTGCCTTCACTATATCCCGGATGTCGGAAAGTTCGTTGAACCGCTTCTGCAACAACAGCAGTAGCCGTTCAATCTCCCTGTTTGCCATTGTCGCCGCCTTGCTTTTGCCGGTGCAGCGTTGGGCGGTGGCGTTCCACAACCGCACATCGATTTTGAACTTGCACGCGAATTGCGCGATGGAATTGACCTTTCCCCTGACGGATATTCTGCCCATGAGCGGAGAAAAGCCGTCCTTGTCCTGTACGCTGCGCTTGATGTAGAGCAGCACTTTCATTTCTGTTTTCATGCGTTACTTTTTTGATTGCAATTTTACTCATATCTCGCCTGTTGAACGGTATGAGAATCAGGCAGAACGGCGCAATCAAAACCGGATAGGTTAAATCTGTAGGGTAAAGTAAGATTCCCGGATGGAAATACCTTTTAACTGACAGTTTATCCCTTGATTGACTGCATCTAAATGAAATGAAAACAGGTAATGACTTGGTAGCTGAACAGGTTCGTTATTCTACCTGTTTTTGCTATTTACCCAACTGCGCAAACCAACACAATTTTGTTGCTTTACAACGAATTGCAGTTCTTTTGCCGGATTCCTCTATTGGTTGCATTGATAGTTTTCTATCGTTTCACGGGTTTGGCGTATTCGGACGTGAAGAACCTCACCGTCGACCGCCTGCAAACATTCTTCGACGGCAACCTGTGGATAATCACCCGAAGAAAGAAGACCAACACCGAATCAAACATCCGCCTTTTGGACGTTCCCAAGCGTATCATCGAAAAGTACAAGGGGCTGGCAAGGGACGGTCATGTTTTCCCCGTTCCGAGTAACGGAAGCTGCAACAAGATACTCAAAGATATAGGCAGACAATGCGGCTTCAAGGTACGTTTGACCTACCATGTGGCACGCCACACGAACGCCACGACCGTACTTCTGTCGCACGGCGTACCCATCGAAACGGTGAGCCGCCTTTTGGGACACACGAACATAAAAACCACCCAAATTTACGCCAAAATCACCGCCCAGAAGATAAGCCAAGACATGGAAACCTTGTCGCACAAGTTGGAGGATATGGAGAAGAATATCTGCCGAGCCATCTAATTAAAAACAGAATCCCGATGAAAGAAGAAAGGAACATTATCACGATGGACGGGCAGGGCAATATCTCCCTGCCGAGCGATATAGGTGCAACCGCCATGACCGAGCGGGAAATCTGCGAACTGTTCGGGGTTATCGCCCCGACGGTTCGGGCAGGGATAAAGGCACTCTGCAAAAGCGGAGTTTTGAGCGTATATGACATAAAGCGCATTATCCGCATATCGGACAAATACAGCGCGGAGGTTTACAACCTCGAAACGATAGCCGCCCTCGCTTTCCGTGTTGAATCGTTCGGGGCGGCGAAAGTCCGCAAAGTGTTGTTGGAAAGGATTATACACGGGCGAAAAGAGAAAACGAAGGTATTCGTGTCGGTTGTTTCGGACGGCAAGCCCAACAGCCGTTGGAAAGCATGATGATATATCAACATACCAACATGCAAACATATCACTATGGTGATATATATTGCAGGTTCTATTCCTCTTTTCAGAGGAAAGCGGAGCAATCATTTCCGTTTACAAAGGCAAAGCAAGCACGGGGCTTTATGTCGGCTAAAAGGTCAGGCGGCTGCGCCGTTTCCCGATAAATCTTCCTCTCGCTTCGCTGCGAGCGTATTTATCGGGAAAACCTTGTATCCGACCGCCCCGCCACCCACCGACCGAAAGGGAAAAAATAAGGGTGGGGTTATATGGGTAAGCAGACGGCAGGGATAGCCACCGCAGAAAGGCAGACGGACGGTACGCCGCAGGGTATTTACGGAGAAAATACCGTAGCTTATTAGGGAATTTTCCGAGCCGCAATACTACGTATCGCTGAAAATTCCCCAATAAGGCAAGGGGCAAGCCCCTCTGCACACCCCATCGGGGACGGCATTTGCCGCCCCTGAAGATACAAAAAAATCATTGTTGCACAAGCCAAAAAAGAAAGGAAGAATATATGGGTTTCGTAGTTTTACACATGGAAAAGGCGCACGGTTCCGACAGCGGGACGACCGCCCACATAGAGCGTTTCATCATACCCAAGAACGCTGACCCCACACGCACGCATCTAAACCGAAAACTCATCGAATATCCCGAAGGAGTGAAAGACCGTTCGGCGGCTATCCAAAGGAGGCTGG